TACGGGTGGGAGACGGCTCCTGGCGTGCGCCGGTTCCGCTTCGCCTACGTCGAGGAAGGGAAAGGCAACGGGAAGAGCCCTGAGCTCGCGGGCCTCGGTGTGAAGGGTCTGAGCGGCGATGGCGTGCCGCGCGCCGAGATCTACTTCGCCGCTCCGAAGAAAGAGCAGGCGATGATCCCGTTCCGCGACGCGGTCGCGATGGTCGACCTGTCGCCTGCGCTCTCGAAGCGGATCAAGAAGAGCGGCAAGGATCCGGTCTACAACCTGGCGTACACGAGCAACGGCTCGTTCGCGCGACCGATGTCGAACGACGAGCGCGCCTCTGGGCCGCGGCCTTACATGTTCCTGCTCGAGGAGCTCCACGAGCACCGAACTCCCGACACCGCCAACCTCGGGATCGCCGGCGCGAAGGGCCGAGTGAACTTCCTCTGCTACGGGATCACGAACAGCGGCATCTACGGCGAGCCGTCGCTCTGCTGGGACTGGCGCGAGAAGACGATCGGCGTGCTCGAAGCGCTGAGTCCACGCGACGCCGGCTGGGACGACTCCTGGTTCGGATACATCGCGAGCCTCGACAAGGGCGAAGACCCGCTCGAGAACGAGGCGTGCTTCATCAAGGCCAATCCGAATCTCGGTGTCTCGGTGCCGCTCAGCTATCTGCGCGAGCGCGTCACGCTGGCGAAGACGATGCCGTCGCAGGAGGGTGTCGTCCGCCGGCTGAACTTCTGCCAGTGGATCGACGCGGTGAGCTCCTGGATTCCGCTCGAGCGGTGGGACGCCACGGCCGCGCCGATCGACCTCGCCGCTCTCGCTGGCCGGCCCTGCTTCCCCGGGCTCGACCTCTCTTCGACGCGCGACTTCACCGCGCTCGTGCTGGTCTTCCCGCCGCTCGTCGAGGATGGGCAGTTCGTGCTCCTGCCGTTCATCTTCTGCCCTGAGCAGGCGATCCGCCAGCGCACCGGCCGCGATCGCAACGTGCCGTACGAGGCCTGGGTGAAGAGCGGCCACCTGATTCCGACGCCGGGCGACACGATCGACCAGAAGTTCATCAAGCGCACCTTCCTCGAGCAGGCGCTGAAGTACCGCATCGTGGACACCGGCTTCGACAAGTGGAACGCGGACGCCGTCGTCGCCGAGCTCCAGGAAGAGGGCTTCTCGATGGTCGAGATCCGCCAGAACTACGAAGCGTTCTCGCCGATCACCAAGGCGTTCGAGACGGCGATCCTGCGCGGCCAGATCGCGCACGGCGGCCACCCGGTGCTGCGCTGGATGTTCCGAAACACGCGCGTGCGCCCGGGCGCCGACCCCGACACCTTCAAGCCCGACAAGAAGGGCTCGAAGGACCGGATCGACGGAATCATCGCCGCGATGATGGGTTTCGCCCGCGCGACCTCGACTCCAGTCCAGACCGGCTCCGTCTACGACGAAAGGGACGTGATCATCGTATGAGCGACTCGAAGAAGAAGCCGCCTCCGATCGGCATGCTCGAGCTGCACCTTTACGGCGGGCTGCTGTCGATCGCCGTCGGCGCGGCCTCCTGGTACGCCGGGTGGCGGCCGCTGAGCGCGTTTCTCACCGTCTTCGGTTTCGGCCTCTTCTACCTCGGCCGCTTCTTCGCCTTTCGAAAGGGCTGACCATGGGACTGATCGAGCGTCTCCGCACTGAAGCGCGGTCGATCGACACCACGACGTTCGGCAACCCGGCGCCCTGGCTGCTCGAGGCTCTGGGTATGAACAAGGCGAAGTCCGGCGTGACGGTGAACCCGCTCACCGCCCGCGGGCACACCGCGGTCTACGCGTGCATCAACGTCATCGCGCAGGACGTCGCCAAGCTGCCACTCAAGATGTATCGCCGCCTCGAGCGCGGCCGGCAGCTCGTGTACGACGATCCGCGCGCCTTTCTCCTGCACGACCAGCCCAACCGGCTGATGACCGCGTTCGCGTTCCACTACACCCTCGTGACTCACGCTCTCGGGTGGGGCAACGCCTACGCCGAGATCGAGTGGTCTCAGGACGAGCGTTCGATCCTCGGACTCTGGCCACTCCAGCCCGACCGGACTCAGCCCGAGATCCGCTTCGACGCGGCCGACCAGCCGGTCAAGCTCTACCGCACGACGATCAACGAGAAGGGCGGGCAACGCGAGGTCTTCCTGCCGGCGCACCGGGTCCTGCACTTCATGGGCCCCACGCTCGACGGGATCAAGGGCCGCTCGCCGATCACCGACTGCCGTGAGGCGATCGGCCTCGGCCTGGCGGCACAGGAGTTTGGCGCGCGTTTCTTCTCGAACGGCGCCCATATGGGCCACGTGGCCTACCACCCCGCGGCGGTGAGCGACAAAGCGGAGAAGCGGATCCGCGCCGGTCTCGAGGAGCTGAAGAAGGGGCTCGAGAACGCGCACCGAATCGCGGTGCTCGAGGAGGGCATCAAGCTCGAGCGGCTCGGGCTTCCGCAGCAGGACGCGCAGTTCATCGAGACCAAGAACGCCAACCTCGCCGACGTCGCGCGGATCTACCGAATGCCGCCTCACAAGATTCAGGATCTCGACCGCGCGACGAATAACAACATCGAGCACCAGGGCCTCGAGTACCTCACCGATTGCCTGAGCCCTTGGCTGATCAACTTCGAGCAGACGTACAACCTGGGACTCTTCCAGCCGGCCGAGCGCGGCACGATCTACGTCCGTTTCAACGCCGACGCCATCCTTCGGGCGGACAGCAAGACGCGGGCGGAGGTGCAGTCGGTGAAGATTCTCTCGGGACAGCTCTCGCCGAACGGCGCTCGCGAACAGGACGAGCTCAACCCGCTCCCGCCCGAGCAGGGCGACATCTACATCCTGCCGGCGAACTACACGCGCAGCGAGCTGATCGGCCAGCAGTTCGGCGCGCCGAAAGAGAAGACCTCGGCTCCGGCCGGCGATCGCACCGCGCTCGCCTCGGCCTGCCAGCGCGTGCTCGAGGCGGCGCTCGGGCGCGTCGTGCGGCGCGAGGTGAAGGCGGTCGGCAAGCTCGCGCGCGAGCTCGAGGAGCTAGGCGACGTGCAGCGGGCGATCGCCTCCGCGGTCGGCGAGCTCGAGCCGGTTCTCCGCTCCGAGCTCGCCGTCCTGGTCGAGGCCTTCGGCGACCTGGTCCCGGCCGGCTTCGAGACCTCGTTCGCGCGCAGCTACGTGGACGACTCGCGCGAGCAGCTGCTGGCGCTCGTCGCAGAGAGCCGCCAGGCGGTTCTCGATCGACTCACCAGCTGGGAAGAAACCAAAGCCGCCACCCTCGCGCGCCTCGCGCTCGAGAGCGTCACCCACGAGAGGAGCTGACGATGGAACCCACCGAAGCAGCACCGCTGGTCACCGGCATCGAGCGCCGGTTCGTGCCGCAGCAGGCGGCGCAGCTGCGCGCCGTCGAGAGGGACGGGGAGGACCCCGTCATTGAGGGCACGATCGCGGTCTACAACACCTGGTCTCCGGTCTACGGCTGGTTCCGGGAGCGGATCGCCTCGACCTTCTTCGAGAAGGCGATCGGGCGCGATGACGTGCGCGCGCTGTTCAACCACGACCCGAACTGGGTGCTCGGCCGCACCGCGGCGGGGACGATGGAGCTCTCGACCGACGACGCCGGACTGCAGGGCCGGATCGTCGTCGACCGGAGCTCCACGCTCCTGCGCGACCTGGTCGTGCTCCCGATCAAGCGGCGCGACGTCACCGGAGCCTCGTTCTCGTTCGACATGCCGCCGAAGAGCGTCGGCGAGGTCTGGGAGAAGGGCCCCGATGGCGTCTGGAACCGCACGCTCGTGTCGATCGGCACGCTGTACGACGGCGGGCCTGTCACCTTCCCGTTCTACCCGACCACGAGCGTTGCGGCGCGGTCGGCCATGGGCCTCGACGAAGCGAAGCGCTCGCTCGAGGAGTGGCTCGCGCGCGAGGCGACCACGCCGGAGGCGAAGCGCGATCTCGACGAGCTCGAGCACTTGCAGCTCCGAACGCGCGTCGCGGGCATGTAGCGGAAGAAATCGGAACGGCTCGTCACGAAAAATTGTAAAAAATCTTGACAGCCGTTCCGAACGCGTCTACCTTCCCGCACGAAATCGAGCGCGCCGACCACGGAAGACCTGAAGGTCGAACCGAGTCGTCGCTGAAGTAGCTCCTCTCCCGCTGAAGCTGGCGCGGGGCTACCAGCAACCGATCAACCGATCGGGCTGGTGGTTCCGCGCCTTCGCGTTTCGCGGCGGACACGGAGCGGCCAGCCCAGCGACCTGGGAGGCCGCACCGATGTTCGAGCGAATCCGCAGCCTGCGCAGCGACCGCGTCAAGCTCGTCGAGCAGAACAACGACCTGCTCAAGCGCGCGGCCACCGACAAGCGAAGCCTCACCCCCGAGGAGCTCTCGGAGTTCGACAAGCGCGAGGCGGACGCCAACGCGCTCAAGGAGACGATCGAGCGCGAGGAGCGCGCGCTCGAGTCCAGCCTCTCGCTCAGCTCCTCGCAGGGCACGCGCGCCGCCGGGCGTCAGGGCTCGATCGAGAACCGCGCTCTCCCGTCCGACGTGAAGGAGCTCCGCGAGCTCCAGATCCAGGGCATCACCGCCTGGGCGCGCGGCGCCGAGACGGAGGACGACCAGCGCGTCCTCGCGCCGCTGGCCTGCAACATGGGCCCGCAGCACCAGAGGGCGATCGGTGGCGGCGAGCAGCGCGCCACGAACATCGCGGGCACGGCCAACCTGGGCGGCTACAGCGTGCCGCAGGGCTTCTTCCCCGAGATGGACAAGGCGCTGAAGATGTTCGGCTCGGTCGAGGCGGCCGGCCCGCGCATCCTCAACACCGACGGCGGCGCGGACATGCCGATGCCGGGAATCGACGACACGTCGAACACCGGCGAGCTGCTGACCGAGATCCAGGACGCGACCGAGCTGGCGGTCACCCTGAGCCAGGCGACGCTCAAGGCTTACTGGTTCGGCTCGAAGGAAGTCCCCGTCAGCTGGGCGCTGCTCGAGGACTCCGCGTTCAGCTTCGATTCGATCATCGCTCCGATCCTGGGCGAGCGCATCGGCCGGATCATGAACAGCTACTTCACGACCGCCTCTGTCACCAGCCAGCCGAAGGGCATCGTTCCCGAGTCGGCTCTCGGCGCCACCACGGCAGCCGCCGCGGCGATCACCTACGCCGAGTGGCTCACCTTCTTCCACTCGATGGACCCCGCCTATCGCGCGGCGGGCATCAAGCTGGCTCTCTCGGACGCGGCTCTCAAGATGTTCCGCGTCGTGGTCGACGGCAACAGCCGGCCGCTCTTCCGGGCCGGCGGCGCCAACGACGAGCTCTCCGGCGCGCCGGACAAGATCGACACGGTCCCGATCGTCATCAACCAGGACATGGCGGTGCCGGCCTCGGCCGCCAAGAGCTGCGTCCTGTTCTACCCGCAGAAGTACGTCGTGCGGCGGGTGCGGAACATCGAGCTCTACCGGGTGATGAACGACACGGCGAGCGTCCGGTCGCGCACCACGCGTTTCGTGGCCTACGCCCGCGGTGACGGGCGCGCCATGCCGGCGAGCGCGGGCGCCTTCAAGTACCTCACGCACACCTGATCGAACGAGCTGGAAGGGGGCGGCCTACGCGCCGGGGCCGCCCCCGTTTCGCCTGGCGCACCAACGCCTGAACGAAGGGAGGACGGAACGACATGAAGTGCCACCTGCTCACCGCGAACGAGATGCACCGCTTCGGCACGAACAGCATCGACGAGGTCGCCGAAGTTCCGGACGGCGTCGCCAAGGACTTGATCGCGCGCGGGATCGCGTGCGAAGAGGGCAAGCTGCCGAAGAGCAAGGCGAAGAAGCCGGAGACCGCGACCGGGCCGGGCGGCAGCAACGCTGGCGGCAAGGCCAACCTGGAGCCGCCGAAGGGCTGACGCCCTGGGCCGCTTGAACGATGGGTCTCCGAGTCCTCGCTCGCGCGCTTCTCTCGTCCCTGGTCACCAGGGACACGGTGAAGCTGCTCCTGTCGATCACGGATGCGTCGCAAGACGCGATCCTCGATCGGCTCGTGGGCGGCGCGAGCGACGACATCGCCACCCACTGCGGGCGCACGTTCCTCCTGCAGAAGTACCAGGAGAGCGATCCGCAGACGTTCGACGCCGACTGCGAACGGCTCTACCTCTCGCAGTTCCCGATCGACCGCGATCGGGTCACCGTCACGATCGACGGCGTCGCGGTCACCGACTTCGAAGTGGAGGAGGCCGCCACCGGCCTGCTCTTCCGCGAGAACGGCTGGCCGGAGACCGGCCTCGAGATCACCTACTTCGCAGGCTACGTCTCGCCCGACCAGGCGCGGACCTGGTCGAACGGAATGACGGTGACGCTCGGGCATTTCGTGAAGCCGAGCGCGGCGGCCGCCTTCACCGCGCCGCTGATCTTCGAGGCGACCACGGTCACGGGCGGATCCGCCGCCGCGGCCGGCAGCGAGCCGACCTGGCCGACTACCGCCGGCACGCCCGTGGCCTCGGGCTCGAACGTCACGTTCACCGCGCGCGAGGTCGAGGAAGTCCCGCTCGCGCTCCAGGACATCACCTATCTCGAGGTGAAGACGCGCAACGACCGGCGGCAGCGGATGGACGGGCTGCGCGGGATGACGGCCGAGAGCTACAGCGAGGAGTACGGCGTCGAGGCAGCGGCTTCCGAGCTCGCGCCCGCGGTCCTTCGCTCGCTCGACCTCTGGAAGCACGGCCGATGAACTACCGGCGCGCCATGGTCGACCGGCGAGTCCGGTACGCGGGCGGTGGCCTCACGGTCACGCTCCGCCGGAACTCCACGCTTCGGCACGCGGTCACTCAGGCGGCCGTCGCCTCGCTCACGCTGGCCGCCGCGGCGAGCGCGGGCGAGACGTTGATCGATCTCGTGGCCGCGAACATGACCGGCGAGCTCGTCGCGGGCGCGCAGGTGACGATCGCGGCCGCGGTCTACACCACCTTGAACTCCGTGCGCGCGGCGGACGGCGGGCTCCTCGCGGGCGTGCAGCTCTCGCCGGTGCTCGCGGGCAGTGGGGCGATCGGCGCCGCGGCCGAAGTCACGCGCTCGTACTCGGACGCCGCCTACTCGGCGATGCGCACCGAGCTCGCCCAGGAAGGGCTCGACGGCTGGGTGGAGGGCGCGAGCAAGTCCTATCGGCTCTCGGCCGCGAACGACGTGCGCGCGCCGGAAGAGCGCGACGTGGTCTCGGACGGCGCGGCGCGGAAAGAGCTCGTGAAGCGCGTGCGGATCCTCGAGCCGGGCAGCGACGGCGCGATCGGCTGGCAGGTCTGGGTCGGGGTGGGAACGTGAGCGCCGGCAAGGTCTACAACTACGCCGACTCGCTCGAGCTGCGAAGGAAGCTCGCGCGCGACGCTGCGCTCGAGGTCAAGAAGTTCGGTTCGATCCTTACGACCGACGTCACCGAGCTCTTTCACGACTACCTCCGCGAGGGCACTCCGGTCGGGAGGAAGCCGAACCGCTCGAAGCGCTATGGCCACGCCCCCGGGCAGCTGCGGAACTCTTGGAGCACGATCGGAATTACGTCCGCTTCGGGGCGCGCCTGGGGAATCAGTAACCGGGCGGGCCACGCCAACATGGTCATTCCAGGGCGCCGACCCAACCTCCAAGGCTACTGGGTGCGGACCGACGACTCGTTCGATCGTCGCTTCGCGAAGAACCGGCATCGCAAGAACGAGGGCCGCTACTGGATCAAGAAGGGCGGCCGAATGCTGGGCTCGCTCCAGGCGCCGAAGAACGTCATCTACAAGGCGTGGATTCGAGTGAAGCGGCAGCAAGAGCAGCTCACGAAGCTCGCGATCGCCGCGTCCGAGGCGGCGTAGATGAACGACTCCGCCGAGCTGACTCGCCTGCGCGAGCTCTTCACCGACCACTGGCCGGCCTCGAGCTATCCCGTGCTCTGGGAGAACCCGGGCGACGCGGGGCTTCCGGTTCAGCCGGTGGGCTCGCGCGAGCTCCCCGGCTTTCCGGCCACGTTCGTTGCGATCGAGATCCAGTACGACTCGTTCGACCTGGTGACGTCGACCACCACCGAGGTGCGCGGCCGCGCCGTCGTCTCGGTGTGGGTGGAGGAGAGCGCCGAGGAAGAGGAGCTCCGCAAGCGCCTGGTTGAGCTGCGCGCGATGTTCCGCGACCACGGCGACGTCGAGGGCATGCAGTTCCTCGCCGGCATGGTCTCCGACAAGGCCTTTCCTGACGAGGACGCGCCCTGGTACGGGCGCGCGATCTCTTTCCCGTTCGTCCGCTTCGACGAAGCCGAGGTGCACTGATGCGACAGATCCTCCTCACGAAGGAGTGGGCCGGGCGCTCGAAGGACGCCGTGGTCGACGTCTGGCAGCCCGGCGACGAGCTCGTCGCCGGCATGGTGGACCCGGGCCGCGCCGCGCAGCTCGTGAACGACGGATTCGCCGAAGAGGTCGCGCAGCCCGAGCCGGCCGCCGAGACCAAGAGGGCGAAGACGCCGAAGACGCCGAAGAAGGCGCGGGGCTGACCATGGCCAAGGAAGTCGTCAAGAACCTGAGCCTTTTCGTCGGCGGCCTGAAGCTGCCGTCGAACGTCAACGCGCTCGAGGTCGGGATGTCGGCCGACGAGGTCGAGGTCACGAACGGCGCGAGCGCCGGCTGGCGTGAGGTGCTTCAGGGAATCCGGAACACCGACCTCTCGGGCGACGTCTGGCTCGAGAACACGGTCGATCCCGAAACCGCGCTCGCCAGCTACTTCGCGAACGCGACGGCGGTGCCGTGGAGCGGCACGAAGAGCTATCCGCCGGTGCAGGGCGATGTCGCCTTCTTCCAGAAGGTGGTCGCGCTGCAGTGGTCGCGCATCGCCAAGGTGGGCGAGGCGTGGCACGGCACGGTGAAGCCCACCGGCGCCTCGCCCGGTGTGCGCGGGCGCGTGCTCGAGAACGTCGTGCGCAGCGGCAACGGCAACAGCGCCGTCTACAACCTGGGCGTGGCCGTGGGCGCGACCGAGCGTCTCTGGGTTGCGACGCACCTGGTGGCGGCCACGGCGCTCACCTCGCTCGTTCTGAAAGCGCAGAGCGACGACGCGGTCGGCTTCCCGTCGTCGACCGACCGGCTCACCATCCCGACCTTCACCGCAGTCGGCGGCGATGTCTCGTTCGTCGACGGCCCGATCACCGACACCTACTGGCGCATCAACGCGACGCTCGTCGGAACGAGCGTCGAGTACCTCGTGCTGTTCGGCATCGCGCCGAAGACCTTCTGAGAAGCAGGGAGGACTGATCCATGGCAAAAGTCGTCATCAAGAACCCGTACCTCTCGCTCGGCGGAACCGACTACTCGGCGTACGTCGAGAGCGTCGAGCTGCCGCTCGAGGCCGAAGACGTCGACCTCACCACCGGCGGCTCCGCCGGCTGGCACGAGGGCGGCCAGGGCATCAAGCGCGGGAACGTCACCTTCAACCTGCGGATGGACAGCGACATGAGCGGCTTCAACGCCGCGATCTTCGCCGTCTTCAACCACGCCACGGTGAACACCTGGGCGTTCGAGATCCGGCAGCAGAACGCCGCGGTGTCGACCACCAACCGCAAGTACACGGGCACGCTGCTCGTGATCCAGGCGGGGCTCTCGCTGAAGGTCGGCGGCGCGTTCGAGAAGAGCTTCACCCTGCCCACGACCGCCGCGGTGGCGGAGGCGACTTCGTAACCAACGTGCCACGGGAAACGGACGCTTCGGGCGGCTCGTTCCCGCTCCAGATCCTGCCGGCGGCGCTGTGGTCCCGAAGCCGCCGCCGGCCCCGTGGCCTTTTCGAGGAGACGGAACGATGATGAAGCTCAAGCTCCACAGTCAGATCGGCCTGGTCGAAGACCTGGTCACCGTCGCGGATCCCTGGAACAGCGGCATGACGCTCGTCGTCAACCGCTCGGGCAGCCGGAAGGTGCTGCGCGCGCAGCGCGACCGCGCGCGCAAGAACCCGGTCGTCGCGCGGATGAACGCAGTGATGAATCGGGTGGCGACCCAAGCGCTGATGGAGGGCGCCGAGCAGGTGGACGAGGAGTCCGTCGCGCGACTTCTTCCCGCCGCGATTGAGGCCGAGCTGAACCGGCCGTTCGACGACAGCGAGGTCTCCGATCCGACTGCGCGCTCGGTCCAAGAGGCGGTCGATCGCCTCGAGGCGTGGTCGGGTCCGGGCGCTCCGGCCGACGACAAGGGCGCCACGGTGCCGTGCACCGAGGAGACGAAACGCGAGCTCCTCACCGACCCGACGCCGGTTCCGCCGGGCCACGCCTTCGCCGGCTACTCGCTCGGCGCGGCGCTGGTGGAGGTCGTGATGGCGGCCTCCGAGGGTGCCGACATCTTGCGCAACGCCTGGCTGAGGGAGGCGGGAAAAGGCTCCGGGCCTGGCTCGGATGGCAGCTCCGAGCCTGGCCCGGCGATCCCGCAGGACGAGAGTTCGTTCGCACCCGACTCGAACAGCTAGAGCAGGAGGAAGAGGAGCTCGCCGAACGTGATCCCTCGTTTCGACCGCGGGGCTACCTCGAGCGGCTGGCATCGATCGTCGGCGGATCGGTGCCGCCGCTCTCGGGCGTGCTTCCGTACGTCGCGCTCGGAGACGGTGAGGTCGAGCGCGACGCGAACGGGCGTCACCGAAAAAAGGCGCGCGAGCGCTGGCTCAATGACGAAGAGCTCTTCGAGCCCGGCACGCGCGACGCCTTCGCTTCGCTGTGGGACGCGATGCAGCTCGAGCGCGATCGCCTCCAGGACGAACGCCTGGCGGAAGCCACTTCGAAGGACTGAGGGCTCCGCGTCCGTCCGTCTGCGCCCGCAAACCGTTGTCAACGGTTTCAGCGGGTGCAGGCGGCGCGGCGTGGCCATTGTGGCGGGCTGACGATGCCGACTTTCAACACTCGCATCGCGGTCGAGTTCGCAGGCGAGAGCGCCAAGCTCGTCGCGGCGGAATTCAAGAAGCTCTCGAACGACGTCGGCGGTCACCTCTCCGACATCAAGAAGTCGTTCCGCGGGGTCGAGGGCGACATCAAGGGCTTCAAGAAGCTGCTGGGCGGAGCCCTGATCGGCAAGGTGCTGTTCCAGGGCGCGCTCGATGCTCTCGACGAGCTCGACGGCCGCTACAAGATCCTGGGCACCACCTCTCGCGAAGTGGTCGGCGGCATGCGGGAGTCGCTGAATGGGCTGATGTCGCTCGACATCGCCGGCTTTTCGAAGGGCCTGGCCGACATGGCCGCCGGGATCTGGAACGGCTGGACCGGCGTCAACGACGCGATCGACAAGGCCGAGGCGGAGACCAAGAAGCGGCTCGCCGATCCGAACCGCCGCAAGAGTCTCGCCGAGAACCTGGGCGCGACCACCGACCTGCGCACCCAGATCTTCGGCGATCCCGAGAAGCTGAAGAAGGAAGCGGCCGACCTGGCCAAGGCGATCAACCTCCAGATCCAGGGCGGCCTCTCCGGCATCGGGGGCGAGAAGTCGAAGAACGCCGTGCGCCAGATGCTCGACGATCTGCACGGCGCCGGGCTGAAGATCCCGGCGGACCTGCAGGCGATCGCCTCCTCGTGGGGCGTGATGTCCACGGCGCAGAAGAAGGCGACCGAGGACTCGGCTCGCGAGACCGAGAAGCTCAACCGCGAGCACGAGCAGTTCGTCGAGCGGGTCAACCGGATGCTGGACGCGCTGAACCCGGAGCGCAAGGCAATCCGCGACTACGCGCAGGAGCAGGTCGACCTCGCACGCGCGGCACAAGACGCCGCTGGCTGGACCGACGAGCTGCTCGACTCTCAGGCGGACTCGCTGCGTCGGTTCAAGGCGGCGCTGGAGAACGCGCAGCGCGCGAAGGAGATCTACGGCTCGAGCTCGGGCAAGGCGCTCGACCTCACCGTCGGCACTCAGGGCAACAGCCTCGCCGACGTTGAAGCGCTCCGCCTGGAAGAGGACCGCAGGCGCAAGATCGAGGAGTCGACCGCGGCTCTCGCGAGATTCCGCGCGTCGCTGGTCGGCTCGAAGCTCACCCAGGCAGAGATCAACGCTCTGCTCGACGAGTGCGCGCGCCAGCTCGGTCTCCTACCGGAGATGGTCAACAAGGTCGCCGACGACTGGCGAAAGATCACCCTCGAGAACTTCGCGCGCGGAGGCCAGTCCGCGCTCGCCACTTTCGCGGCTGGCCTACTCGACGGCTCGAAGGACGCCGCGCACGCCTTTGGTGACCAGGTCACCCAGCTGATCAACACGACTGTGGCGGAGGCGTTCGCCAAGATCGCCTACGACTTCGGGAAGGAACTGATCACCGCGGCCGCCAAGGCGGCTTCGATCTCGAAGAGCGGTGAAGGCCAGGGCGGCGCTATGTCTGGGGTGAAGGGGCTCTTCGGCGCGGGCGGGAGCTACAGCTGGCTCGCGTCGGCATGGCCGGTGCTGGCCGTCGCCGCCTTCGTGGTCGCCGCGAAGTACTACACCGACCAGAAGGACAAGAAGCGCTACGGCTCGTCGGCCGACGTCGGGATGAATGGGGCGGGGAACTTCTGGGCCACGGGCACGGGCCGGAACCCCGGTTCCTCGGGCGAGCTCGCGAAGGGGATTCTCGCGCTGCTGCGCGAGCTCGAGGGCGCGACCGGCACCTTCATCACCGGCATGGACCGGATCATCGTCGAGGTCCGCAACGACAAGAAGCGGTTCAACGTCATCGGCGTCGGCGTGTTCAAGACCATGGAAGAGGCCATGGTCGCCGCGGCGCGCGCGGCCTTCTCGAGCGCGCAGCTCTCGGGGGATCTCGCGCCGGCGATGCGCGAGATGGTCGCGAACTTCCAGGCCAAGACCGTCGAGGAGTTCTCGAAGGCGGTCCACGCCGTTCAGCAGATTGTCGACGAGGCCTCGGGCCTGACCGGCGTCGAGATCCACTTGCGCGAGATCCCGTCGCTGATCCGCTCGGTGAACCAGCAGCTGCTCGATTTCGGCGTGAGCGTGGGCGAGGCGATGTCGCTCGCGACGAAGTGGGGCGTGGTCCAGTTCCAGAACGCCTGGCAGCAGATTTCGGGTCAGCAGCTCACGCCGAAGCAAGAGCTCGAGCAGAAGAAGAACCAGACGCGCCTGCTCGTCGCGCAGATCAACCTCTGGAAGCTCGAGCTCATGGCCAGAGCGGCGTACCTCAAGGGCCAGCTCCAGCTCGCGCAGGCGGAGTTCGGCGGCGGCGGCGGTGGCGGCAAGGGCGGCGGCTTCCGCGGCACCGTGCTCACCGTCCAGGCGAAGCTCATGCAGGCGGAGATCCAGCTCTTCACCGACTACCTGGGCGAGAAGCGCGACGCGGTCAAGGCGGAAGCCAAGCTCTGGCAGGCCGAGCTCGACGTGATCAACGAGGCGCTGAAGGCGATCGACGCGCTGCTCGGCTCGATCAACGTCGACAAGATCAAGCTGGGCGGCGGCAAGGGCGGCGGAAAGGTGAAGGGCGGCGGCGTCGGCGGCGGGATGGACGACTTCTGGGACCTCCTGGTTGGCGACCTCTCGAGCCTCGATCCCACTAAGAAGCTCGCAGCTGCGGAGGAGCGCTACCGCACCGCTCTCGCCTCGAAGAACAAGGAAGAGCTCGAGGCCGCGCGCCGGATGTACCTCGAGCAGGTGAAGTCCTTCTACGGCTCCACCGCCGCCGGCGCCGAGATCTTCGAGCGCGTGATGAAGGAAACGTCCTACCTGGGCGCGAAGGGGAAGGACGAAGCGGCTGCGCGCCAAAAGGCGATCAACCAACTCTTCAACCTGGCCGACGCCTCGGGCGACGCGGCCGCGGCGATCTCGAGTCTCCTGGGCTTCGGCGGCGGGCGAAAGAAGACCGGTGGCGGGCGGAGCGCGGGTGCGGCGAACGTCAACACGCCGGGCGGTTCGAACTTGGGCGCGTACTTGGCGGCCGCGGTGGGGCAGATCGGGCCGATCGGCGTCAACGCGGCGATGCCGTACGACAGCGGGCTGGGTCGCAGCTTCTCGGCCGGCTCGAGCTCGATCCAGCGCGCAATCGAACGCAGCGGCCGCGAGACGGCCGACCAGCTCGAAAACGTGAGCCGCACGATCCGGCGCACGAGCCGCCCGCGCGGCGGCGGCGGCACGACCGGCGGCTACACGCCGGCACCGCCGCCTCCGCCGGCTCCGACCGGCACGGGCGCGGGCGGGCCGAAGGTCACGATCGACAGGGTGCGGTGAGCGCGTGACCGTCGCCGTCGACACGTTCATTCTCGAGGTCGGGCCGTATGACCCGGTGACTTCGGCCGTCGTCACCGTGCGCGCCGCGCATCCGGAGTTCACGACCGATCCGGGCGACACGCCGGCGTCGGAGCCCTACCACGCGGGAATGACGATCGAAGGCTTCGGCTCGTCGGTCTGGAGTCAGGACACGCGGCTCCTGGGCGGACTGCAGGACTTCAAACAAGGCACGATCCGGATCCCGATCGCGCGCAACACCTCCGCGGCGAGCGAGACGACGCCGGAGCTCCAGAAGCTCGGGCGCTACGCGTGGACGGGCGCGACGGCCACGGTTTACAAGATCGCCGCCGGCGCCAGCTACTCGGCGAAGACGGTCTACCTGAAGGGCACCGTCGTCGGCGTGAGCGCGAGCTCGTCCGAGGTGGCGCTCACCCTCGCGGGCTTCGATGCTCTCCTCGCCGAGCGCAAGGTCTCGAACGCGAAGTACTGGGGCCGGAAGTACGGGCTCCGCTTCCAGAACGGGAGCCTTCACTACGTCTCGGCGGGCGACAAGTGCGACGTCACCGGCTCGTTCACGATCGAAGCCCTGATCCGTCCGCGCTCCACCGGCACGACGAGCTTTCTCCTCGTGGCAGGGAAGACCGATCTCTCCACGAGCGGCTTCTACGTCGCGCACGACCGCAACACCGAGAAGATCAACTTCGGCCTCGTCGGACAGTGGCAGGTCACCGCCGCCACCGCGCTCGCGGACGACACCTTCTACTGGGTGA